GTACCAACCTGGGTGAGCAACCTGGGTTCGCGCCTTCACTATTCGTGGTTGTCTCAAACATCCTCCTCCCGTCGAACCCACTTATTCTTCTTCATAGTATGCTAAAAAGATGACATCAGACCTCTATGTTTTTGTTCACAATCACACACCAAAGACAAATTCGTAATCTTGTTCGTATTCGGGTTCGTAGTCGTTTTCGTTTTTGGTGTTGTTATTAACTAATTCAGAGTGTCTTTCTTGATCGAAAACTACATCGACTGACCCGGTTCCAATTTTTGGATTTTGTCCAAACATGATCGAAGCCGAGCAATTTTCAAGATTATCTTTGTCACCGTGCATAGATGCCTTGAAAAGTTGCTGAACTGATTCCTCAAAAGATATTTTTTGAAGAACACTCGAGTTGTTTTGACGCATGCCATTTCTATCGATTGGACACAATACGCCGCCAGATGTCATTGAATCAGCCAAAAGTTGAATATGTCTTATATCGATGTCAGCGGCTTCCTCTAGGACTTCAATGAGTTCGGTAATAATGCAATTTCGTGCGACTTCAATCCCATAAATCTGATTCATTTCGTGAAAATCATTGGATACACAATTATTCTCATCGACCATCGAATGTTTAACAACATCTAGTAGATTCGAACCCAATGTGTCAATGACAAAACTTTTTGAAAGGTTATCACGTCTAATATGTGACTTTTCTATATTATTTGCTCCACGAATAATAACATCATTCATAACTTGTCTTTCGATCGCAGAAAGAATCCCAACCTCTGGAATACACGTTGCAGTTATATATTTGTTGAGATCAGAGTTTCGTGATCTATATTTTTCAATTTTGATTCTAATTAAATTTTCGGAATAATTATCATCTATGTAAGTTACAATTAGCTCATTCGAGAAATGTGTTATAATTGCATGATATATATCGTCTATTTCAATACCTTTCTCATGTAGTTTTTTATCGTCGAATCTAAATGTGAGAACCCATTTTGAAGTATCTTTTTCATAGATATCAAATTTAGCATTGAAATCTAAAATGTATGATTCAACTTCTTTGAATGAATTTTCAGTTTCGAAAATTATTTCACTTGAATTTAGTAATTCTCCTGCTGATATAAGAGTTATTTCGTTACTCACTTTTTGAACAGATGAAATATGTTTTGAAAATTCCGGGTGTAACTTTAATGTCATCGATGGGTTTTTTGGGTTTTTAGTTAAATGAAATATTTCCTGCATACGTGGAACTCCCCGTGTCACAGTCGACTTTGCACCTACGCCTGATAAATGAAATGTATTTAATGTCAATTGTGTACAGGGTTCGCCAATTGACTGTGCTGCTACCGCACCAACAGCCTCGCCAGATTGAATATGTGAATTTCTGAATTTAGATTTCACGATCGATATAAATGTATCAAAATGTTTCTTTGATTTGTTCAATTCATTTAATATTCTTTTAGGATGAGCTGTTTGATACAATAGAAATTTAAGCATCCACGTCCCATGATTATATTTGTGTATTTTCAGGTCGTGAATCAGAATATCATATGTGTCTAAAATGTATTTCACGGTCAAATCGTCATCATCCTCGTTTTTACCGTCATAACTATTTGAAATTGAATAGAGAATTCGATTGAAATTTATAGGGAATTTCATTTTGCTTTCTGGATTACCGTTATAAATATGCTTATACCAATCATACATTTCAGTAATTTCTATAACAAAGTTTTTGAGTAATGTTTTGGTTTTAGAGTCAGCTGATCGTATTTCATATTCCTTTTTAAAATCAAATACATCTACAATTGGAACTGAAACGTACTCTAAAGTTGTTGCGTCAATAAAATCATCACCGAACAAATATTGAACAATATTATTTTGTGAATCTGAAACTGTATTCGATTCACAAATTTTAAAGTCTTCGAGGGATTTCATGAGTTTTCGTTGAATATATCCAGTCGACGCGGTTTTACAAGCTGTATCAATGATTCCCTCGCGTCCAGCCATTGCGTGGAAGAAGAACTCAAGTGGGTTCAATCCAGTCTTGAACGACGATTCTACAAAACCACGTGCGATTCCACTTTCGTCAAATTTATGAAAATGTGGTAAAGTCCTGTCCTTGATGCCATTTGGGACACGCTTTCCTTCAATGATTTGCTGACCTAGACAAGCAGTCATCTGTGCCAAATTGATGAGTTTACCTTTTGCACCTGAATTAACCATATTCATGAAACGATTCGTATTGTGGCTATCATGAATACCTTTTAACAATATCTCTGCGCTACTACGTGCTTTATTCAGGTTTTGCATGACTTTCGTTTCGAATGAAACCCTCCTCGTGTCGATTGTGGCACTAAACATATTAGAATGTATTTGATGAATTTTCTTTTCAACTTCTAAATTTTGTTGCTTGATCTTATCTGTGATTTGAATGTCAGTATCGATCGTATTCATGATATCTCTAATACCGACGCTGAAACTATCTCTGAGTAGAAATGATCGAACAACTTTTTGGGTTTTATTGAAAAACTCTGAACACGTGTCATATCCATATTCGTTAAATATATAATGAATGAGGTTTGTAAACACCTTCTTATCCAAATATCCAGACTGGTTTTGAATGATGCCACTGATAATGCTTACTAAAGCACCGGAATTATTTTTCAATTGGATGTTTAAATCTATTGGTAGACACGTGCTGAGCAAATCAAAACCATTGTATGTTTTTTTAGCACCGAAACGTTCTAATACACTCAAATCGCTATCATTACAAATATTCATGAACTCACACCCACTAAATTTTTTTGAACCGTTAATAGAAATTAAGTAGCCACCAAGAACTGTATCCTGAACAAATGAAATTATTGGGAAATTTGTTGCTGGTGAAATAATTTGTGTCTTGACGGATGCAAGCTGGGTAATCTCATTCGCAGTTGCGATTGTTTGCGGAACATGCATATTCATTTCATCCCCATCGAAATCGGCGTTATAAGGCGTTGTTGCGGAGACATTTAGTCTAAATGTTAATCCGTCGAGAACTCTAACACGGTGTGCCATCATCGACATTTTATGTAAACTCGGCTGCCGGTTAAATAAAACTATGTCGCCATTTATAATATGACGAATGACGACGTCACCTAGCTCAATCATATCCGCAAAAGCAATGACATCAATGTGATTTAACGATATGGTTTTGTTATTCGTGTGTTTCCAAACTGAGCGAGCACCTGGATATTTCGTACATCCATTTCGAACAGCATTTTTAAGTCTTTTGATATTTTTTTTTGTTACTTTCTCAGGAAATGTCATTTTTAAAGCAATTTTTTTAGGAACACCAAGTTCGTCGAGATCGATAATTGGGTCAGGAGTGATCACTGAACGGGCCGAGAAGTTTACACGCTTGCCCATCAAATTACCCCGAATTCGACCTTCTTTACCTTTTAATCTTTGACGAATTCCCTTTAAAGGACGTCCAGACCGTTGTGCAGATTGCATGATTCCTGTAATTTCATTATCCATGAGAGTCGCACAGTGATATTGCAAAATATTTGACCAATCTTCAAGAATTCTTGCATTTGGATCTGATATCAACTTATCATGTATCATATTATTAAATTTTAGAATATCACAATATTTGATGGTTACGTCATCTTCCAGGCGAGCACCCGAATCTTGATTAATTGATGGTCGACACGCTGGAGGACAAACCGGATAAACTGTCATTATCATATTTTTTGGATGTGCAATCTTTGGATCGAATCCAAGCGCCAAGACAGTTTCATCTGAAATTATTCTAAATAGATTCAGAGCATACTTTGCTGAAATATCGAGTTTCTCGTCATTTGAATTTGAATCTGTCATACTCCAAAGTAAATGAAATTTACACAAATCTGTTTTAACAATTTTTGTGGGTACTTTTGCGGCACAATTTGGGCAGATTTTTATTTTCTTTGAGTTTTCTATTTGATACCCGAGTTTCATCTTTTTATCAATTTTTGAATGGTTTTTATCAGAAAGTTGTGATCCACATCGATAACAAATGCATTTAAAAATTTTTTGAACCTGATGAAAGAAATGGAAATGAAATACTGGGATCGATAAATTAATGTGACCAAAATATCCAGGAGTCAATTTTGAAGACAATAAATCCGTGGGACAAATATTTCCAAGTTCAAGTGTGCCCATTTTGGGATCGAATAAGCCATTCGCGACAGGCGTGTTTCCACAGTATGTGTTATGATTTACGACTTCAACGACGCTTTGTTCAAGAATTTGTTCCGGGGATAGGATGCCAAATTCAACATAATCAATTTTTTCAACATTTGAATCATCGTGTTTCGAATATGACATATTATTTAGTTTCTTTTTAAATAGAATGAATTTACACAATCATTTTTATCTAATTATAACGTAAATTTTATAACGGTTGAAAACGGATATGAGTATGATGCTACTTTTCGCTAGGTTCTGGTGAAACTGAATCAACGAAAAAAGAATATATGATTTTTATAACTTTTTTGTAAATATGTTTTTCTAAAAAATCCGGAAATATGTCTAATTTAAAGAACTTAAAATCAATGACACCTATATCGATGTCGTCCTTATTCTTCTCGTGCCATCGATCAACGAAGGAATCAATATTTTGAGCCCATTTTTTTGTATTAATCTCATTATTATTTTTATTCAACTCCTTCTTCAACATATTATTCTCTTTTTTAAGTTTGGTGAGTTCGTTTTTCAAATCAATTATCGTAGCATATTTGGTGTTTGAGATTCTACAAATCATCATTTACGTCTTATATATAGTATCTCGATGTTTTTATTCACTCTACTTGTATTGTGTTTGATATAAAGACAAAATATTCGAATAAGATAAAATGAATATTTTGTGTGATGAACCAAAGGTTTTCACTATTGGGAATTTCATTGACAAAAAAAGTTGTGATCATATTATTTCCGTTGCAAAAAATAAATTGAAACCGGCGCTAGTTTCAACAGCAAAAAAAGGAGTCGTGTCGAAGGGAAGAACTGGAATGAATTGTTGGATCGATCATAAACATGATACGATTTTTGAAGGTGTTGCGAAGAAGATATCCGAACTTATAAAAATTCCAATTGAAAACGCAGAATCGTTTCAAATAATTTACTACGACAAATATCAAGAATACCAAAAACACACCGATTCATGGGCTCAAGATGGATCAGAGAAATCTAAACGTTGCATGCGAATGGGAGGGCAACGTCTCGTCACCGCATTGTGTTACTTGAATACGGTTGAAGAAGGAGGTACGACCAGATTCACGAAACTGAAAATTGATGTCAAACCGGAAATTGGGAAATTATTGGTTTTCAATAATACGTTCACAGGAACGAACAAGAAACATCCGATGTCCGAACATGCAGGAACGCCTGTTTTTCGAGGCGAAAAGTACGCGTTTAATTTGTGGTTTAGAGAAGGAAATTTCAATAAAGTTTTTGTTCCAAAAGACGTTGTTGCGGAGGAAGAAAAACCGGTTGCTGTACAACAAATCAAAATACTAAATTCGTTTTTAACCGAAAAGGATATAGAATTGTTGAAACAGCGAAGAAAATGGGATAGTTCCAAAAAGACTACTCTTTGGGAAAAAAACACAGATCATCTCGATCTGATAAAAAGAATAGGTATTTATCTTTTAATCGAATTCAATAAACTTGAATCGATCAGCGTAATAACCTATCCGTCTAAAACTCTTCATAAATCTCACTACGACGCATTCTCCGATGAACGCGTCAAATCTGAAAAACGCGGTCAGCGTGTTTTCACGATTTCAGGAGCTCTCGATAATTTAACCTACAATTTTACAAAAATTGGAAAGTTTGTGGAACTGAAACAGGGAGACGTAATCATCTATTCAAATGTTGTTGGATCGACGACGACGCGCAACGAAAATCTAAGTAAATCTATCTCGAATTCCGCTGATGATTTCGCATCGGTATTTCACATGTTCGTTCGCGAGAAATCGAGAAACGACCTCACAAACGTAGATTTGAAATCAAATTCCGTTATCGAATTGAAAGAATCTTTTTTGAAATCGATTCCTGAAGAAGTCAAAGAAGTTGAAGAAGTTGAAGAAGATTTTGCGAAGACATTGAAAGAAACATATGAACTATTTAAATCGAACAAAATCAAACGAACTGGAAACAAATCGTTGACTTTCTCAAATCTACGCATTGGATTTGATATCGTAAAAGATGTCGTAAAAAAATTAGGTGCGTTAGATTCTGTCTTGAAAAAAAATTTAGAAAAGAACGACTACGTGTTTGACGAGTTGACTCCGATTCGAATCAAGGATATCTATACACCAAATGCGACAAAACTGGTTAAAGAATATTATAATTACGCTTTATCAAATAATTTGCTTCCTCTTGGAGACCGCCAGAGTAATCGTCGGTACAAGGCTCGGAACGACCCCGTTTCGCGTATTTTGCATTTTGAATTGCTCCCACTCGTCGAGAAATTTGTAGGCAAAAAATTGAAGCCGACATATACGTACATCTCATTCTATAAAAAAGGAGCTGATTTACCTAATCACAACGATAATTCAAATTGTGAATACACGATAAGTTATCTTATCGACAAACCCGAAAATGCGAAATGGAATATTTATTTTGATCCAAAATATTCGAAGAAAAACGCGGGACGCGCGAAAACAACCCCATCGAAAGAAGAATGTATCGAACTCGATTGTGATGTGAACGACTTGCTCTGTTTCTGCGGTCAGGAGCACAATCACTTCAGAGAAGCGCTTGAATACGAATATTACAATGTAATTCTACTTCACTACGTTGATTTGTAATTGAATGTGAAGCCCTTGTGGTGCTTACATGTTCCTTTGATAATCATTTAGTAGTACCATTGCAAATTCTGTTGATAGCAGTGAATATCCCGATGTGAAACACACACCGGTCAAAAATTGAGATCATTTGGAACATGCTCAACGAATGAAATAATGAAATGAAATAATGAAATAATGAAGCAAAAAATCAAAGAAGCAAATCAAAGAAGCAAATCAAAGAAGTAAAAAATTAAAGAATCAAAAACATGGAATTCAACAACATCATAAAAACCGAATATATTCCAGACGAATTGGATGTATTCAAATTACCAAAAATATTACGGACCGATCCATACATCATTGCCAAAGCGTCTGATGCGACTCATGGTGACCTGATAATTTTCGACGATAAGTTCTATGTTGTTTTCGATGAAAATATCAATATCATCATTGAAGATTGAAGATTTTAATATATTATAATACTAATGGGTTCCGAACAAATTATCATTACGATTGCCGTCATTATTTTGATTTATATCTTTGTTTCGATACAATATTCGACCACACACATATTTGTCATGTCGACAGTAGATGGAAAAAAATATTTCGTCCGTGATTTGGTAGATAAACAAATCGCAGCGGATACTCTCGCAAATGTCTCAATGCGTATGAACACTCTTGTCGAAAAGTTAGTTAAAAAATATAGACGCAGCGATACCCGCGTAAATCGTCTGCATGATATATACTTGAACAAAACCGAACTCTCCGAATCGATACCATTAAAAGGTATTACATCGTATACCTTAAATAAGAAAAATATGAGATTGTGTGTCCGAGCACGTGACAGTCACAATAAAATTATCGATGTGAATACAATTCTGTTCGTTGCTCTTCACGAGTTAGCACACATCGCGACAGTAAGTATAGGCCATACCGACGACTTCTGGGAAAATTTCCGATGGATTTTAGCACATGCGATTGATTATAATTTGTATGATTATGTAGATTACGCAAAGCATAAACAAAGATATTGTGGAATTTATATAACAGATACCCCATTCAAGTTACATGAGCTGGACAAGCATCTAAAAATAAAAGAATAACATCTCGGTTGGTTTTTTACAAAAATGATTGTGGGTTTATAAGGTTCTGTAAATAATACTTAGGTATATTATTATATTATAACAAATGCAGGATCCGGAAGCTTTTGAAATAAATAAAAAATGTGAGACATTGATTGGGGCAGAAATAAAGATCAATTCAAATATTAAGTTGAAAAACAAAAGTACGTGGTGCTTCAAATTATCCAATAAAAATATAGTTGGTGATTCACTCGAGGAAATCATATTTCCTTATTTAAAAAAATATTTCAAACATTTCAAATGTGGACCGAAACAGAAATCTCCTGACTTTTTCAACGGTGATGAATTCGAATACGAAATGAAAACGTATACAAATAAGCCAAGTTTTGATTTAGGTTCGTTTACGGGGTTTCTTAAGCAATTGACTGCTCGGGGTGGGGTCGAAAGAAAATTATTCAAAACAAAATATCTCATTTTTCAGTACCATCACAACAAGGAAGATGTCATTGTGATTGATGACTTCGTATTTGCAAGTCTGCATGAGATATTAAATTATAAAGGAAAATATCCGATATCGTTGCAGGTTTGTGATCAAGTATGGAAGTCTATTCGCCCCTGCTCTATAGCACATAGAAATAGGCAGGAGAAATCACGATACACATTTATTGGCCAATTTTGTGAAGCAATACGTGTGTGTCCGAATTTCATTGAAAATCGCAGAGAGAAAATTGAAAACATAGAACAACAATTCGAAACATTGGTAGGTACGACAAATACGACGAAGAAGAAAAGAAAACGAAACGATACAGAAGATGAAGAGGAAGTTGATGTAGATATTAAACGAACGAAAATTTAAACTAATTCACTTTCGAACCAATTATCTTCTTCTTCACTATCACATTCTTCTTCATAGTCAATGACATCAAAATCAACGAGATTGTCAAGGAGGGTTGTCATTTCGGTAACAAAGTTTGTTTTTCCAATATGGTGTTTTATAAGAATTACGGGATCAAAATACAGACTCTCTTGAACAACTTCATTACAAAGCTTTATAACTTCATTGTTGATGTGTGTTTTAAATGTATCTTTTATATTCTTCAGGTATTCATCATTGACCACAAACGTTTTTCGGATCTCGTCTGCTTTGGTGGGCAATGGTGTAAATTCGGCGACATCTGCATCGTATATTTTGAGTTTCGCAATATCTAAATACGACATGGATGTCGTATGTTTTGTATTATATAGTAATTATATAGCTTTATATGATTTTAAAACGTGTGCGTCCATTTGGAATTTTAAAAAATGAGATGTAGATATATTACAAAACAATGACTGTAGATTTGCAGAAACATGTAATTTCCGATAGATATAAAATACTAAAATCTATCATCAATGAGATGAAAAAATCCGATCTTTCAAAAGATGAATTTGTTATTGCACTCGAAAATTCTGTAGAAAAAATTCTCGATAGAGAATTTGTAATAGAAAAATCTAAAAAACCTAAAATATTTCGTCGCATGTCACCATATATCGCATTTTGTAAAAACTTTCGCGATGAAAACCGGGATTTAGACGGAAAGATAAAAGGGAACGTTCATGAAGTCACTCGAAATGCTGGAAAAACTTGGAAATCTCTAACAGAACCACAAAAGAAATTTTGGGAAAAGGTTGCGAATGATTTGACTGCCAAATCCAAAATCGCATTCGATAGATATAAATCCGATAACCAAAAACCAACATCCGATGAAGTGAACGAATCAAATAAGATTAAGCTAAAAAGAATTGCCAAAAAGTACAATGTTATTCTTCCAGACAAATCTGACACCGGCGATATAAAATTTCTCATTAAATATTCATTGAAACTCTAAAACTCTAATCAACCTAAACCCCGATGTGTTTCTCTTTTAAAGTTGGACCAATGTTATACAACCATTCACCTAATTCGTGTTGTCTATTAGCTGATTCGGTGTTAGGTACGGTGTAAAATTGGCGCTGAGAATTATTTTTTTGAAATATATCGTCCGCTTCAAAATATAAGTTCGCATTGAAATTTTCAGTGATTTCCTTTTCAACGTCATCTATACCACAACTGACTTTATTTCCGTTTTCCCGATTAATATCAGTCAGTAACAGGTTCATGAAAGGGTTGTTTAAAGTCGGCTCTTTGCAATTTTCAGGTTTCTTAGTTCCATTCGAAAAAGTATCTAAATTTCCATTTTCAGATGAAGCAAAGATGACGTATATAAAGAACATAAAGACTATTGGTGCCAAAAACACATTCTTATTTCCATACATCATAAAAAACACAATGGATATAATTATAAAAAAACGAGTCAGTGAGTTTAATTTCTGATTAAATGTCATTGAATTATTTGGTATAATATCAAACGATTTTTCAAATATTATTTTGAAATCGCGAGTCCAGAGCTTTTCATCTTTCATCGTTTCTTCTTCATTCGTTTCAGACATTATTATTATATGAAAGATTTTATTTTGACGTAAACCATTTTGACTGCTGTGCGCATTTGATAGGCGTTACCAGAGTCTACCAATCATACCAAGTCGCATTCGATTCACTCATGCCCGAACCATCAAACATATTACTCATATTCGTCACACTTGACACATCCCAATCATTGAGCTGCTGGTTGAAGGAGGTCGCATCATAAAACATCCTATCCATATTCGTCACACTTGACACATCCCAATTGTTGAGCGACTGGTTGAAGGAGGTCGCACCATTAAACATCCTATTCATATTCGTCACACTTGACACATCCCAATTGTTGAGCTGCTGGTTGAAGGAGGTCGCATTTCTAAACATATAACTCATATTCGTCACACTTGACACATCCCAATCATTGAGCGGTTGGTTGAAGGAGGTCGCATCTCTAAACATACGAGTCATATTCCTCACACTTGACACGTCCCAATTGTTGAGCTGCTGGTTGAAGGAGGTCGCATTTCTAAACATATAACTCATATTCGTCACACTTGACACATCCCAATCATTGAGCGATTGGTTGAAATTTGTCGCAACCTGAAACATACGAGTCATATTCGTCACACTTGACACATCCCAATTATTTAGCGACTGGTTGAAATTTGTCGCATATTCAAACATAACACGCATATCCGTCACCTTGGACACATCCCAATTATCGAGCGGCTGGTTGAAATCTGTCGCACGCCGAAACATACTATTCATATTCGTCACACTTGACACATCCCAATTATTTAGCGGCTGGTTGAAATTTGTCGCATATTCAAACATATAACCCATATTCGTCACACTTGACACATCCCAATTGTTGAGCTGCTGGTTGAAGGAGGTCGCATTTTTAAACATCCTATTCATATTCGTCACACTTGACACATCCCAATTGTTGATGTTCTCGTTGAAATTTGCCGCATCTCTAAATAATTCATACATATTGGTTACCGCAGATGTGTTCCATTGATTGATATCACCGTATTGAAT